GTAAAAGTCGAAAAGCTTCTTTCTAAGCCAGGTCTTATTTAATCCCTGCTGATACGTATGGTTTGTTCTAATTACTGCAAGAACCATAATAATGCCGTGTTCGGTACTTGAGAAAGTACATAAGTCATCTGAATTGATAGTACAGCTGTATGCTGCTGTGTTACCCTGTGGTGTTACTGTATCAGTTGCTGATGTCTGCAATACCTGTTCCATATTGATGTTGAAACGCTTACCGCCCAGGTACTCCGGTCTTTGCTGTGTTGCATCAAGGCTTCTTGTATGCCATACTGCGTCAAGTATTTCTACGTATCTGTTACCGCCTCTAGCAAGTGCTTCATAGTATCTCTGTACTGCAAAAGCCTGTCTCAACTGGTTAATTGTAGATGCTGTTGCCTCGCTTAAGTCTGTTAATAATCCACCTGTATGAGCTGATGTCATTGTTGTTGCTGTTGTTCCATCTGATGATGCCGCAGCACCCTCTAAAACTCCATTTGTATTGGATGTTAACATTACTTTTTTACCTTCAAAGCCAGTAGGTAAATCATAGTGCCCAGTTCCTGTAAAAGGATTATCTCCCCATGTAACAGGTGCTGTTTTTCCAAGAGGTACTTTTACATCAGGTCCACATTGAGGCTCAGGTAAAGCTGAAGTAAAGTAGTCATGGAATTTTGCTGCTTTTAAAGGTGCTGCTCCACATTCTGAGTCTGTAACATAGTCATAACCTACACCCTTATTTAATCCGGTTACTGTGCTATCACCTTCTGTGATATAACAAGGATCAAGAAGTGCTGTACTTCTAAACCAATCATTATAAATTTTACAATAAGCTCTGAAAGGTAGATGATTTACGCTGATATTATCTACTCCGGTAGGAATACCAAAATAGTCTGCTAAGCTTCCTACATTCCATCCGCCAATGGGTGCTGTAATTTGCGGAATTGTATATTCGTTAGGCTGTTCCCAGTGAGTCTGATTGTTTTCACCGCAAAACTCTTTCCAATGTGTCCATAAAATTCTGTTAGGACAGAAAAATGCATATACATCTAAGCAAGCTTCATCCATTACCGGTGCGATTGGTGTTGTCATACGTGTGACATGTGAAAAGTCAATAGTGATAGTTTCTCCCGGATTAACGTCATCAAAATATACCGGGATAATGTCTCCGGTGTTAAGTGTAGTTTTATATTCTGCACTTCTGTCAAATCTTGAACGCTGTAAGTCTACTCTAGGTACTTCGCTAAAGTACATTTCTGCATTATTCGGCATCCTTTACTTCCTCCTTTTTTTCTTTATCTGATTCTGTTTTTTCTACTTCTTTCTTTACTCGGCCGAGAGCTTCTGCCCAGGGTAAAGTACCGTACTGCATTACGTACTTTTCTACGCTGTTATCAAATTTAAGCTTTGTTTCTGCATCGAGTTTATCAAATTCACCTTGTATCTGAATAATAGCGTTCTGAGCTTCTGCGAGTGTCTTAGGTAAGGTAGTAGTATCAAAGTAAAGTCCGGAAGTCTTATTTAATACACTAGGGTCTAATGTTGCCCTAGCTAAGATATTTTCTACCAAACATTCTTCTTTGTGTGCCTGGATTTTAGTATCTCTGTTGGTTTCTCCTACGCATCTAATTTTTCTTTTTCCGTTTTCGTCGACATAAACATTATAGGTCTTATCTAACTCCGTTCCTGTAGGTACCGGAACTGTTTCTGGTCTGTAAAACCTACTAAAGAATTTAGGTTCTGCTTTTGTAGCTGCCACTATTTAGCCTCCTTTGCTGCTGTACCGGATATAATCTTCTGAACAAATGATTCTAAGATACCTGTTTCGTTATCATAGATTCCGAGCTTCCAAAGTTCAAAATCTTGTGGGTTGTTGTAAATTGTAACATTCTGCTTTTCGTCATTTACTACATCCTTGAACCATCTTTTGGCTACGTTTTCGTTCTGGAATAATACCGGAGTCATAAAAAGTTCTGATACGTTGTCTTTGATTGCATAGTACTGATTTTTCATAATCTTGTTTTCCTTTCGTTTTAAAGTCTTATTCCGCCTCTTAAGGCTTTGCCCGGTAGATTGGCTATTTTTGTCTTTGTTACGGTGTCTTTGTACATTCGAGCGTCTTTTGCTCTGTTCGTTCCGTTTCTCTGACTCATGCTGTTTCCTCCTTTCTGTTGATTTCGTGATAAACACAAGCAGTTTTGGCAAGTAATCCTATATAGCTTGATACACTTAATCCTTTCTGCCATGCTACGGCTTTTAGAGCATTGTGCTCATCTTCTGTGAGTGTTATTAATACTGTTTTTTTCATTTTCATTTTTTATTACCTTATTAGAATTATTTCCATTAATTATATTACTTGGAGCTATAGGTCTTCCCCTACCACCTCTACTTTTATAATATCTTCTTCCTCCTCTTATTATTCTTCCTCTTCCTCTTCCTCTGGCTTGTGGTTCCTCCAAAT